AGCGGCGACATGGCATTGCGGGGCGAATACGTCCCCGACTTGTTGTTGAGAGTCAGCGACAGGTGGGCGGGATCCGTGGCCGATCCCTGGTCACGTCGACCGCGCGAAATCTGCTTAGCGTCACGCACATAGACGTCACCGCTAATGTCCGACCACGCGCCGTTAAGCCTTAGCTCAGTACGAATGTCCAGCGGAAAGGCCACGGGCCCCACCCTCTCTGTTTAACCGAATGCAGTTTGGACGTTTCCACGCCCCTGCGTCTTTACGATGCGACGGATTAGCCGCTTCATATCCTCATCCGAGCCGGTCACGTCGACCACCATGCGCTGATCCATGCGCGTAGCCGACTGGAATACACCACTCGGGTTGACGTTCATGGCCATGCCGGGGATATCGCTGGTAAGCCCCTGTAGCTGCGAGCGCAGGCCAGGGGTTGCCCGGTCGATACCCTTCATGAATCCGTCAATAACCATCTGACCGTTAGGCGTAAGGATCTTCTTATCCAGAGACTCCGGACCCTTCCAACTGGTCAGCTTGGACGTGATGTCACCAAGGGTCGACTTCACGTTTCCAATCATCGACGTGATACCGCGAATGAAACCGCGTAGCAGTTCCTTACCGGCATTCAGCAGCGTGGATCCGATACCCGATACCGCGTCACGTGCACGCTGCGGAATCTGCTTGACCTTAGCCACCAGGTCACTAATGCCATGCTGAATGGCAATCAGCATCTTTAGCGACGCCGCCTGCATTGCATCCCACAGCATCCCGGCCAGTGGCCCGATTGCCTGAATGATCTTCCCGGGGAATTCGGTGAACATACTCACCAGGAAGTCAAGGGCGCCGCTTAGAGCCTGCTTGGCGTACTCGAAAGCCTGCGAGAAATCGCCACGCAGTAGCGCAGCAACCATCTTCATTGCGGGAACGATGACCGTAGTCAGGAACATCGCAAGCTGATTCGCCAGGATTCCGGCTAGCTGCCCGACGAGAGCAATGATCGGCGTGAGGATCGGCACAAGTGCCTTTACGATCTCGCCGAATGCACCGAACACCGGGATTAGCGCGGCCAGGATCGGCATAAGCGCGGGCAGTAGCGCCACAACTAGCTGCATGATCGGCGGAACAAGCGGCATTACCGCCTGCACCAGGGCCAGGAACGCGGTCACCAGGCCGTCAAGTACGGGACCTAGCGCTGTGATGATCGGCCCGAGCGCCTGACCCAGCATTTCGATGACCGGAGACAGCCCGTCAAGGAGCTTGGCCAGGATCGGCCCGGCAACCTTGAGCATCTGCCCCATAAGCTGACCCAGTACCGGCAGGATCGTCTTTACCACGCCGCCCAGAGCGTCAAAGACTCCCCCGGCCTCGGCCATTCCGCTGGAAAGGCCCTGAATGAAACCGCCCAGACCCGCACCTAGGTCGCCGAGTAGGCCACCAATCGACTCAATTAGGGGCTGCATGGACTTCATCGCAGGCACAACGCCGGATAGCAGGCCCTTAGCGAACTCGCCGAACCCGGCAACCAGCGGCTGAATCATAGGACCGACGGTCTTAAAGATCTCGCCTAGCTGTGGGGCCAGCGAATCAAAGATGCCCGTCAGTTGCTTTGCAGCATCCTTGAGCGGGGCAACGATCGGCTTAGCGAGATCCTGCATAGTCGACGTCACGTGATCCTTTAGGCCCGTGAACGCGTCTTGCACACCCTTGTTCTGCGCTGCAATCTTCACGCCGATACCGGCGAACGCCAGACCCACACCCGCGAGCGCGCCAGCAGCACCGACAGCGCCCGCCGACATGACACCAAGAGCCTTAGCCCCAGTGGTGCCCACCATCGCCATTGACTTACCGGCGTTCCGGGCGCCCGTGGCCACACCGTTCTGAATAGACGCGCCCATTCGTTGGGCTGTTTGCGCCGCTCGCCGAGCCCCAGCAGCTAGCGCCGAAGTGTCGATACCGAGCCGCACTGTCATTGTTGCCAGTGTGGCCATGGACACCCCCTCTCTTACTCCTTGTTGGCTACGCTGCCTCCCAGCGCAGCATTTGCCTGCATGACGTCTTCCCAGATTTCGCGCACGGACTTCTTACGCTTGAACCATGTAGGGATGAAATCACCCGGCTTGAGCTTGTTTTTCGCACCCTGGGAATTCGCCACCGTTGCAGCGACAATGCCCGCGCTGATATCCCCGCGCAGACGCGTATCAAGGGGTCCCGTTAGTTTCTCGTACGCCATCCACTCAGTGAGTTCACGGGACGACGTACGAGCCAGCAAATCGCGCACGGGCATACCGAGGAACCCGGCCAGACGGAAGTAAAACTGCCGCTCCGGCCGGGCACTCAGTTTCCCGTCAGTTCCTCGACGTCTCCGGCCGAAAGACCGGATAGCCGAGTAGCAACATCAGCGACACGGGACAGCGCATCGGCCGACTTCTCGCCTAGGCGCCTCACCTCCGCATCGCTGCGAAAGAGCCGCTTACCCGCTCCGTCGACCATGCAGAGCGCCGCTAGTCGAGCACGGTAGTTGTCAAGCGCCTTATCCTTGGACACGCCATCCATGCCGTCATTCAGCATGGACGACTCGAACTTGTCGCGGGATGCGCCGGACATTCCCTGCACCCGGACAACGCCACCCCACTCGGGAACCTCAACATCCTCGCCACGGAGGTCATCGGCGCCGAGAATCTGATCAGCGGAAAGGTAAGCCATGGTTAGACTCCTGCGGTAATGGTCGGCTTACCCGACATCTTGAGAGTTAGCGAAGCGGAGAGCTTGTCGTCCACCGGCGATTCCTGCGAGAACCCGGTGAGTAGGGCGGCGAACTGCCACGAGCCCAGGGTGCCGGGGAACACCATTCGGTAGTTGCGGGGCGCCGGGTCGTCAAAGTCCGAAATCAGCGGGTCGTGGAGCCGGGGGTCATAGTTGACGTCCACGGAAACCTCTCCGCCGTCCTTTAGACCACCAATGAACTCGCGCCAGCCGTTCGGGGAATCGTGCGCAGTGACGTCGTACGCCTCGCGCTCAATCTCCGGACCCTTGACGCTGGTCACGTTCGCGAGAGTCGTGAAAGTCTCGGTAGGCGTGAGCCCGTCACCGCGCTTTAGGGCGATACCGAACGCATCTAGTCCAGCCATGCGGACACCTTCCTATCTTGGATCGCACCTACTGAAATGAGTAGGTGTCAGTTTGTCTTGGTGAGCCACACCCGGTACTGAGCATTGACATGCCGGATGCGCGGATCGGGATCCTTCACGAACTGGTGTTGTTCGTGCTTGATTGACACGTCTTTGAAACCGGCCACGGTCAGCGGCACACGGTCAAGGGCGGCGTCTACCGCAGCGAAGATGTCCGCAGCCTCAGCGTTGCCCGGATAGTCGGACCACACGTGAACGACGATCAGCGTGTCTAGTCCCTGACCGTCGTGCGCATCGTCGGCAGTCTCCGTGATAGAGCCCAGCGACACATACGGCAGGCTCACACCCTCAGGCACTTCGTCATAGACGCCAGTCACCAGGGCGGACAGCGGGGCGGATCCCTTTAGCTTGCCGATCACCGCTGTCTGTAGGGGTCGTACAGCCGTAGCCATCACTCACCCCCAAGATGTCGGCGCAACTCAGCGCGATACTTCGGCACAACAGCCCCACGGGCCGCCTCAAACGCCGGTACTAGGTACGGCTCTTCACGGATGGAAGACGTTCCCTTTTCGATGTATTCGGCGTACTCAAGTTCATCGGGGTTGTACACGCCGACGTAGGCCACGCCCTGTTGCTCGTATACGCGCTTATCGAGCGCGTCATGTAGGTTGCCGGTTCGCTGGGGAACACGCCTCTTGGCGCCGTCCTGTACATCCTCGGCCCAGTCCCGCAGGATCTCAGCGCGCGACTCCTTCATATTGCCGGGCAGTGCGAGGATGCGGGCAATTGCGTGCCCCGTCCCCGTTACCCGTGCATTCACACCGCCCCGCGCCATTAGGCCGCCTGTAGCACACCCACGGTGACCGAAGTAACCGCGCTGTACGTGATATCGGCGCGACCGGTCGACGGGTTGCGATAGACGCTGTCCAGCGGAATAAGGCCACTACCTGCGGCCGGGATAACTAGCGCAGTGTCGGCGATAGCCAGACCCTTGTAGTTGCCCGGCGTAACGACAGTGACAGTGATCGAAGCACCGCCACCGTTGCGGACTTCTAGGAAAAGGCCGGTGCCAATCGGGGCCTGATCACCACCCGCAGCCGCGGAAACATAGGAAGGGGCGAGCCCACTAACGGGAACGGGCTGAACGGCGATTAGTGCCATGTGAGTAGTCCTTAGTGCTCGATTTGGTGCGCGTAGCAATCAGCGCGGAGATAGGTTCCGGGCATTGACGGCTCGAACACAGCGAGCACGTCGAATGTACGGCCAGGCACACGTAGCTCATCACCACGCCGAATATCAGCGGTAGTGTCCAGATAAACCACATGCGTAAGTCTCGATTCGGATTGATCAGCGGCAACACGCTCGGTGGCCGTGGGTTGCGAGTAGCGGGCGCGAACCGTCGAGATCTTCGCCCACTGCTCGCTGAATCCGCCCATGCCGTCATCCACGCGCGTGAACCGCCAGACATCCGCCGACGCATTCAGCATGCGATTGATGCGGCTCACCGCAGCTTCACCATCCCGGCGCCATTGCCGAACCGTGCCGCTAGCTTGTTGGCCTGGTAGGTGGTCAGCGACATGACGCCAGACTCAGTGTCCGCGTAGGTAACCGAGTAGTCGCCGATACGCTCGCTCGACACCTGACGCGGGGCAGGATCGCCACCCCTGAACGCCAAGAGTGCCTGCGCTGCCATCCGGCACACCATGTCGACGATGTCAGCGGGAACCGGGTCAAGGCCATGCGTCATCGTCAGCGTCACCGCCGCAGGCTCGCATAGGCCCGTCCAGCCCTGAGAGCGCCACAGAGCGCCGTTCGTGAGCCGGTAGTCCGTGACTGCCACCCCATCGATCTCGACGTCTGACACGGCCGTTACGGGCTGTCCTGGTAGGAACAAGCGGGTAGCGGCCACACCTTCCAGCGTCACAGTGCTGATCACTTCGCTGATAGGGCAACCGGCGGCATCACGGACGATGGTGGATGCGACGTCAAGATAGGTGTTGACGACAGTCGTTTCTGACGGGTCCACGGTCACACCGCGCGCCGTCAGATCCGCGATCGTTGCAAGGGGAGCAAGAGCCATCGTCCGTTACCCCCTTACTTGACGTCGGAAACGATTGCCTGAATAGCCGATGCAGCCTCAGCCTCAGTCGCGTACGTGGTTGGTAGGAAGTCCTGACCTCCGTCGAACACGACAGTTACTAGCCACTGGTTTGCAGAGATCGGGTACGGCTTGAGCGACTTTACGTAGGAGCCGTTCAGCATCAGGTTGTTATTGCATCGGAACCACATACTCAGGACTCCTTACGCGTGCGCGGGGCGCGCTTAGGCGCAGGCTCGGGCTTCGCCGCAACAACGGGGGTCCACTCACCAGAGTCGACCATCTTCTGTATGTACACGGCATCAAAGGCCACACCGACAGTCGTCACAAACTCGACGCCAGCAGGGCCAATGAACCGGCAAGTCTCACCGGGGTTCACCGGGTAGAACTCCTTTGGTAGGGGCCAGGGGGAGAGACATAGCGCCTCTCCCCCAGACATCAGCGCAGATTAGGAAACGATGACGTCGGCCGCAGCAAGACCGGTCGGACGAACAACCTTCGAGCCGTACAGGTGAAGACCCTTGACGATGTCAGAGAAACCCTTCTCCTTACGCGCAGCCTCGGTCTTGTTGATCTGGTCGGCGAAGGTAACAGCACCGTCGTAACCGGCGATGATGAGCTTTCCGGCGCCCGCACCCGGACCGTCAGGAGCGTTGTTCGACTTGCGGATGGTGAAGCCAGCAGCCTCACCAACCTTGCCGTTAGAGCGAGTGACAGCGCCCGCAGCGTCACCCGAGGCAACAAAGCGGGAGTCCTTCAGGAGTAGGCCGTAGAACGCCGGAGTGACGACGACCCAGCGACCCTCTTCCTGCACGTTGGACTGGTCAAGCTTCACGCTGAGGTCAACGAGGACGTCATACGCCTTGTTGGCCGCAACGCTGACAGTCTGCTCGGCGATCAGGTTGCCCGCAGAAACACCAGCAGCCATGAGACCGGCAACGTACAGGTCGGTCGTGTCACGGAGCTTGTAAGCAGCCTTGCGGGCCTGCTCGGTCAGCAGCGCACCGCCGTTCTGAGACTGGCGCTTCTCGACGTCGTCGACCTCAAACGCGAAGTACTTGGACTGGTCAATCGTCAGCGTGATCTGAGCATCAGTCAGTGCCTCAACCGTGATGTCGGTGTGCGGCGTGTAGTTACCGATGGTCGGGTCAGCCAGGCTCGTGATACGGACCGTGTCACCAGCGCTGGAAATCGAACCCTCGTAATTGCGGTTCACAACCCCCGGCGCCGCGTAAACGGTTGCCTTCTCAAGGGCTACGAGTAGCTCAGCGGACCAGATGTCGGGCTGAAAGAGAGTGATAGCCATGCGTCAATCCTTTGCGTGTAGGTGCGTTCTCAGCTGATGCCGAGAATGCTGTTTAGACGTCCATCCGCCTTAGCCTTGACAATCTGTGCAGGGGTCATCCCGCGCAGGTCGTCACTTGTGAGCTGAGAGGGGCCAGCAGCCTTGCGCGCCGCACCACCATCACCGGTTCCCTGAAACCTCTTAGCCTTTGAGGCAGCGAGGTGAGGCTTACGGGTTAGAACTTCCTGGATTGCGTCCGCGATCTCGTCGGCGTCAACGTCGCCGTTTTCGTCAACCTCAAAGGCGGTGAGATCCAGGTTCAGAAGAGCGTCGGAAACGTCGGCGAACTTGCCAGCGGCAGCCGCCTTAATCTCCGAACGCAGAATGCGAGCATTGGCCTTAGCCATCGCCTCGCTCGCCGCCTGAGACTTAACAGCCTCAAGGTCGGGGGTTTCATCAGTGGACGCAGGCGCCGCAGACTCAGCTAGCTTGCGCTCAAGCTCTCGCCGCTGGTCACGCTCCGTCTTCCACTTAGCCTTCATCGAATCGAGAGCACGCTTACCGGCATCCCCAAGAGCGTCGGCGCCCTCCGGAGTGGCGTCGGTGTCTGCGGTGTCGGTGGTCGTGGTCTCGTCAACCGTGGCCGTGTCGTCAGCGTGGCTGTCGTCCGTGGTCACGTCGTTGTTTTCGGGCATGCTAAAGCTCCTCCATTGCGGGGGTTAGTTGTCCGGGCCTTGCGCCTCAGACGATGTAGCCGTGTTTCTTCAACAACCGAATCTGTAGATCGTGGTCGTTCTCGGCTAGCTTCATGATTTCCTCGGGCATAAGCCGAGGCGTGCGGGAAATCTCGTAACGCTTCCCGGGTACCTTTTCGAAATCCCGTAGGCGCCTGCCAGCGATACCGCGTCGAGTCGTACCCTCGGTCGTGGCCTGAACCTTGTGACCGTACGCCGTAGCCGTGCCCATCCCCCGGCGCGCGTTGACCACCTGGCCTATGTCGGCGCCATTGGCGATTGCTTCCGCCCCAGCTTCGCCGAACGTCGAGATCCGCTCCGCCGTCGACATCTCAGCGAACATCGCCTCAGGCGACGCAGGCTTAGGCCGGTGAAACTTGGTCACCGGCTCCATCGTGCAATCACAGCGCGGGTGCCGCTGAAAGGCTTCACTGATGCCGTACTCGACACCCGCCAGCAGGATGCACCGCGAACACGCCGGAGACTCAACAACGCGAATGTAGGACGTAACAGCCGGGCGGGCGATCATCCCCGTAAGGTCCGCCTGACGGCCGATGTCGGCAATCTGCGTACGCACCAAGAGATCCAAGAACGCCTGCCCGGACGCAAGCGCGTAGACCAGCGACATGCCGCGAGTCAGCGCATTCACGGCCGTCCACGCCGGGTACATCAACAGGTTCGGTAGCGGGCGACCGTCAGCGGCAATACCGGCGAACATCTCAGGGACGATGCTCCCCTCGCTGTCGATGTCGCCGAGGATCTGGGCTAGGAACGGGTCGGCCGCTTGCGCTGCCTCGTACTGCCCGTCTGCGATCAACTCAGCGACTACCGGCACCATCCGGGCCCACGAGTCAACAATGTTGTTCTCGTCGACCCGGGACCAGAAACGCGCCGTGAGGCGAGCCACTCGACTAGCCAGCGCGCCCCGTACAACCTGATGGGCAACGGCTAGTTGAGTGGCAGCCATCACGTACTCATTTCAGTAGGTGCCTGCGGGGCGTGCGTCATCAGCGCAGTAGCTGCCGCGATGGGATCTAGCTGCGCCTCCCGCTCCCGCATCTTGAGCATGTCGACGATTTCGGTAGGCGTAAGGCCGTACTTAAGCGCGATCCACTCGAAGGGGAATCCGATCTGCTTGAGCTTGAGTAGCGCATCGGCTAGCTGCGAGTGCGATCGTGATTCGGCGTCGGCCCAGAGAACGCGGCCACCAGCGATAGCGTCCGCCTTAGCGTCGTTGCCCTGCGCAAGCGCAACCAGGCGGAACATTTCGCGTAGTGCCTGCCCAAACCAAATCTGCTTTTCCTCGACCCGCTTAACCAGGCCGGTTTCGGCAGCTAGCAGAGCGTCGCCGCTAATGTTCGTCATCTTGCCGGAAAGGTAGTGCTGAGGCGTACGCGTCTGCGCGGCAATGTGGCCTACGGCAACCTCAATAATGTTGCTGTACGCCTCAAGGTTCGCGGCTGTCCACTCGGTAACCTTCACGTCGTCACCGGTGAAGAACATCACTCGGTCAACGGCAAAGCGTTCAAGGTCGACCGGACGCGAACCGACGATCTGCCCGTTCTCGCCCAGGATCGGAACTTCCGGAACCTCAGCGCCGAGGACGATTCGCTGCGGGAACGACGCGTAATCGCTGGCCGTGAACAATTGCGCCCACAACAGGTTTACCGCATCCTGCATAGCAACCACGCCGGAGACATCCGATATGGGATCCTCGGCGAGCATGGGCCGGTTGGGTAGCTCGATCATCGGCACAAGGCCCATGGGGTTTTCCTGCGGATTGGCGTCATCGCCCGTGTCGCGCAGGTCCCAAACCTTCAGCTCGTCGTCAACCTCCCGCATCTGCGGCGTCTTGCCAGTCAGCGCACCGAGGGTTGTCTGAGTGAACTTCCAGACCTCATCCGGGAGATACAGGGTCGCGTGCGTCTCACCCCCGTCCTCCCACATCTTCAGTGCCGCGCGCCTACGCCTACGTGAACCAGGCTCATAAGCGATGATGCAATGCGCGGCATCCTCGAAGGTGACTTCCGGCGTGTCGTCATCGTCCGGGTTACCCCAAACAACGACGAAGCTACGGCCCGAATTCACCGCTCCGAGGAAGCCAAGCTGCGAGTCAGCGTCCAGTGCGTTGCGCTGCCAGATACGCCACGACTCGTCATCCGCCTCAGTGGAACCAGCGGGCTGGATACCGTTTACCGTCAGTCGCTCAACCGGCGAGTCTGACGTCACCTGTACCCAGTTGTCAGAGAAGTTCTTGTATCGGTCACCGTGGAACTTGCGGAACTGCTCAGACGCGAACGTTAGCTTCTGCTCGCCCCGGTAGTAGTCCTTGTTTCGCTGAATGGTCGGGCGCCGGTTCATTAGCTCGGCTTCCAGCGCGCCGACCAGCGATAGAGCCTGCTCAAGGGTGGCCACATATCCTCCAATGCGGCCACGCCTTAGGCAGCCATATACAACGGTTTCTTTTTCAGGAGACCCGAGGCGACGGCATCCGAACGCGCTTCGTGCGCGAGGACACTCACAACCGCTAGGTCAATCTTTCGGCGGTGCTCAGGCTTAGTGAGCACATAGCGATCCGACGGCCGGGCAGCCATACGCGCGTTGAACATGTGGCGCTCAGTCTGCTTACAGCCGTCATGCGTAAAGTTGGAATCCTTCTTGATGACGTCCGTCTTAAGACGCTCCGCCGCAGCGTGCATCTGAACCGGTCGGCGCGTGTGCCAGCGAATAATGCGACGCTCGCCGTACCGCTCCGCCCACTGGTCAACCTCTGTTTCCCAATACGGCGGATCGCAGTACATGAGCTTGACGTCATACTTGGCGAACAGCTCGCTAACCGCTGCGTCGACTTCCAGACGCGGAACCTGTCCTCCCCACTCCGCCGGATCCCATACCGTTAGACGGTTACTGGGGCCGTACGAAGGGGTGAACTGGAAACCTTCCAGGGTCTCAGCGCGAATGCCCGTCCAGTCGTCAGAGTCCGAACCATCGAACCCGAGAACGATCGGGATTTTCATCAGCTTGTACGTGGATGGCTTAGGTAGCTCGCGGTCACTCGCGCGCGAGAGCCAGTGGGATGCCTCGATCCAAGAGCCGTGACCGGCGACCACCCGGTTACCGAAGAACCGTTCAGCCTGCCCGGGGTCGGTCTCTAGTAGCTCTGCCGCCTCGGCTTCAATGGCGTCTAGGTCAATGTGTTCACAACCGGCGTAAACAGCGCGATGGATCTTCCGGCGCTCCGCCTTGTTGCGGTAGCTCAGCGTCGGTGGAGCCTGCGGGAAGAACTTGTAGACATCCTCCGCCTTACCCTCGTACGTGCGCTGAGCCGTCGAGACTTCATCCGGCGCCCATGCGTTCGTGGTTTCCAGCGATCGGCCGGACATACCGGCGAGACCACGACGCATGGTTTCGGCGACCTTAATCATCTTGTTCGTCGCTGAATACGTGCCGGTCTCATCCTGAATGGCGAACGTGATGGGGTTACCGAGGCGCGATTGCGCGGACGATGTGACCACATCTATTCGGCCCTCTTCGCCGACCTTGACGAACCCCTCGCGGACGTTCATCACAGCGCCCAGGGAGCCATGCCGGATCATCGCCTTAAGCGGCCGGTAGACGTTCGCAACCTGGTCTTCCGACGTAG